ATTTAAGATACAAAATTGCTCCTAAATTTGATTTAGGTCAAACTGATGCATCTTTAACAAATGGATTATTAGAGATTTTTATACCTTTAGCTGAAGAAGCTAAACCAAAATCAATTAAAATTAAGTAAAAATAATTGCAAAAAAACGTGTCCTAGCAATGTTTTTTTCGTATATTATGGTCCAAACAAATAAATAGTTATATGGCAAGAAAACCAAACTCACTCACACTGATTGAAGATCCTAGCATGGAACCCTTTTTTATTACTAAAGACGAACACTGTTATACAGTTAATAGAAAAATTGTTTCTAATGCTAACCACTTTAGATCAACAGGAAAAAGTAAAACGTATTCTAAAGCACTTACGTTTCATTCTAAATTTGAAGATGCTTTAAAAAGGATAACTGAAGAACAGTTACACGATAAAAAACACTATACTAATCTAAATGGTTTTTTAGATAAGTTTTTAACAATTGAAAATAACATTAAAACATACATAAATGAAAAAGCTTGAAGCATTATTCGATGCGGTTATCGTTAAACCCATAGAAAACGAAGAAACATTATATGGGAATATTATTGTTCCTGATATGGGAAAAGAAAAAAATGAATTCGGAGAAGTTGTCGCCGTTGGAAGTGGTAGATTTACTGTAATGGGTAATCATATCCCTATGCAGATTAAAGTTGGAGATTTAGTTGTACTACCAACTCAGGGATTTACTAAATTACCATTTGATGGGGTTGAATATTATGTTGGACCTGAAAATCAAATATTAGCTAAAGTAGCTAAAACAATCACAGAAGCAATAGCTGAAACTGAATTAACTAAAGAAGACGAACAAAACCTAACAGAATTATAATATGGAAAATAAAATTGAATTTGGTAAACAAGCCAGAACAAACTTAATGAAGGGTATTGATAAACTAGCTGATGCTGTTGTATCAACCTTAGGACCTAATGGGAGGAATGTTGTAATATTTAAAGGAGCAGCTGAAGCACCACAATCAACTAAAGATGGTGTAACTGTAGCAAAATCTATATTATTAGATAACCCATCAGAAGAATTAGGAGTATTATTAATTAAACAAGCAGCCGTTACTACTGGAAATAAAGCTGGAGATGGTACAACTACATCAACTTTATTAGCTAGAGAAATAATAAAATCTGGATTAGCTAGTTTAGATAATGGAGAAAATGCTACTAAGATAAAAAGAGAAATTGACGAAGCTACTAAATTAATAGTAAAAGAACTTCAAAGTAATATATCGGAAGATATATCAGAAGAAGGTCAATTAGAACAAATTGCAACAATATCTGCTAACAACGATTCCGAAACTGGTAAATTAATTGCTCAGGCAATAGATAAAGTAGGATTAGAAGGTGTAGTACATATTGAAGAATCTAAAACAGGAGATACTTATCTTGAAACTGTTGAGGGTATGCAATTCGACCGAGGTTTCAAATCACCATATTTTGTAACCGATAATAATACAATGCAGAGTGTTTTAGATAATCCTGCTGTATTGATATTAAACCAAAAATTAAACTCAGTTAAAGAATTATTACCAATTTTAGAAGCAGTATCCTCACAAGGAAAATCATTATTGATTATTGCTGAAGATATTGATAATGAAGCTTTAGCTACTTTAATTGTAAATAAAATGAGGGGTACAGTTAATGTATGTGCTGTAAAAGCTCCTGATTTTGGGGATAGAAGAACTTTAATTTTAGAAGATATAGCTATCACAACAGGTGGTGTTGTATTTGATAAGAAAAAAGGAATGAAATTAGATAAATTTAGCTGGGATTGGTTTGGAGAAGCTAGAACAGCAACAATAGGAAAAGAAGAAACAACAATAGTAGATGGAAAAGGAGAACTTGAAGCAATTGAAGCACGTATTGAAGAACTACAATCGCAAATCGAGAAAGCGCAAACCCCGTACGAAACAGAACAACTCCAAGGAAGATTGGCAAAGTTCGTCGGAGGAGTAGCTATTATTCATGTAGGTGGTAATACTGAAACTGAAATGAGAGAAAAGAAAGATAGAGTTGATGATGCATTACATGCAACAAAAGCTGCTATTGAAGAAGGAATACTACCAGGAGGTGGAGTTGCTTTATTAAATGCTAGTAAAACTTTAGATAGTTCTAAAAGAGGATATTCGATTGTTAAAAAAGCATGTACTAAACCATTTGAGCAAATATTAATTAATGCTGGTTGGGAAGATAAAGATGCAGCTGCAAAAGGCACATATGAATTATCTTCTGATGATAAATGGAATGGTGTTAATGTAGATGATGGTTCAATAATTGACTTTAAAGAAAATGGAATTATAGATCCAACAAAAGTTACTAGATTAGCCTTAGAAAATGCAGCATCAATTGCTGGTACTGTTTTATTAACTGAATGTACTTTAACACAAGATAAAGGAAGTGTTGAGGAAAGAATGAGAATATTAACAGATGCAACAAAAGGAGAATTAGGTAATGCAGCAAGAACTCATGGAAGTTATTAGGATATTTAAAATAAATTAATTATATTATATATATGAAACAAAACACTCAACCTAAAGTAGAAGTAATAGAAAACGATATTCTTATTGCTCGTAGAGTACCACCAGGAGATAAATGGAGATTAGTTGCAAATGAACCAAGCGGTCCAGTGCATAAATCATTAACAGATACTCTTGAAGCGTACATGACTAAAACTGGATTCAGAGGCGAATATAGATTAGCTCCATTAAAAAGCGAATTATATGCTATATCCAAAACTGAAAAAGAAATTGAACCAATCAAAGAACAGCGTTATTCAATATATGGAGAATACTAATAGTTTACTGAACGAAAAGTACAGACCAATAGTTTTAGATAATTATGTTGGCAATGATAAATTAAAAAAATCAATTGCTAGACAACTTGAACAAAATGATATTCAAAATTATCTATTCTATGGTCCTGCTGGTACAGGAAAAACTACATTAGCCAAATTAATAACTAAAAATCTCGATTGTGATTACATTTATATTAACGCTTCTGACGAGCGTGGGATCGAAACTATTAGGGATAAAGTCTCTGGTTTCGCGTCGGTTGCTTCATTTAAGCCCCTCAAGGTTGTTATCTTGGACGAGGCGGATTTTCTCACGATTCAAGCGCAAGCGTCGCTCAGAAACATAATTGAAACATTTTCTAGAACTACAAGATTTATTTTAACTTGTAATTATATAGAAAGAGTGATTGATCCCTTACAATCAAGGTGTCAAACAATTAAAGTAGTACCTCCTACCAAGAAAGAGGTTGCAGTACATTTAGCTAGTATTTGTGATAAGGAGAGCATCAGTTATGATCCAAATGCCATTGGTAAAATTGTAAATAAGTTCTATCCGGACTTACGTAAAATGCTTAACACTATCCAGTCAAGTAATATTAAGAACAAGCTCACCTTAGATGATTCTTTACTTGTCAGTACTAGTTATTTGTCTGCTATATTAAATGAATTAAAAAAAGATAAACCTAAATTTAATACTATTCGACAAATAATTGCTGACTCAAATGTTGACGATTATGAAGAAGTATTTAGGTTTTTATATGATAATGCTGACGCATATCTTCCTGGTAAATCAGGTACAGCGGCTTTTCTAATTAATGAGCACCAATATAAAGCTAATTTTAGAATAGATAAAGAGATAAACATAATGAGTTTAATTAATAATTTAATAAATAATAAGTAATTTTATGGAAGCACCAAAACAACCAAACATTGATTTAAAATCAACTGAAGGAATGAAAAACGCTGAAGGCGGAAGTATATTCAAATCAGGAGTTATTTTAAGAAAAATTTCTAAATTTGTAGCAGGAACAGATAATGATGCTATAATGCCTATTCCAATTTTTTATGACCCATCAACTAATAAAATATTAGGGGAAGGATTACCATTGGAATTAAGAGATGAACTTAAAGACGAAATAGTATAATGAAAAATATTTTTGATTGGCTTAAACAAATTAATTCAATCAAATCCGACCCAGACTCCTTTTCTGATAAAGATTGGGAGATCTGGAACAGTTATATGGTTCATAGGTTTATGTCTATGAACCCTAACTATTTAGATTTAGTAAATGAGGCACAGCAAATATTACCTCAGAATAAAAAACAAATTTATAATATTTATAGGGAATACATTCCTAAAAATAATAAATGGAATAAGTATATTAAATCAACGTTAAAAAAACGTAATAAACAGTTAGTAGAACATTTAAGTACATACTGGGAATGTTCGCAAACTGAAGTAAGAGATTACTTAAAACTTTTGGATAATGATGAAATTATTCGTATATTGACCAGTATAGGATTTGAAACAAAAGAAATTAAAACCCTAATAAAATGAATATAGAAGTATACAACTTTTTAAAAGCAGAAGCAGAAGCAGATAAAGCTAAAGCACTTGCAAGTATTAAATTATTAACAGCACATCCAGCAGGTATAGGTGATCATTCCACTAAAGATTATTGGGATAATTGTACTGAATCACTTAAATTACTTTCATCAGCACATGAAAGGTTAGAGATGCTAGAAAAATATTTTAATAAAACTGAGTTACTATAAGTGAGTGACTCTGTACACCCAGAAGGTTACGACCCATTAAGTTGGTGGAACCATTTTTGCAAACCACAATTAAATAAAGATAAAGTTATGAGCGACTCAGTGAAAAAATACCATGAAATGGTGAGTGATAAAATTGGTCAAGCAGCTATTGACCAACAAGGTACTAAAGTATCAGAAGCAGTTGAAGTATTTGAAAATGAATATCCAGAATTATCTGAGGAATTTAAAAGAATAACTGAGGAAATGTATGAAATGTTTGCTCGTAAGCATATGGATTATGGTTTAAATAATATTGCTTTAGGTGGTGATATTATAAATAATAAAGATGACAAAAAATTCTCATTAACTGGTTTATGTATTAGACTTACAGATAAAATCTCACGTCTTAAAAATTTACTAATTAATGGGAGATCATTTGTTAAAGGTGAGGGTATGGAAGATACATTTATTGATATTGCCAATTATGGAATAATAGGTCTTTTAGTAGGTCGAGATAAATGGAAAAAATAGTTTGGCTAAAAAAATACCAAGTATTGTTAAGGAGATTAGAAATAATCCACCCTCTGAGATAAATTTTGCATATCAGAAAAATATATCATATTCTCAGATGTCTATCTTTAGGGGTTGCCCTCATAGGTGGAAATTACAATATAAAGATAAAATAAAGAAATTTACCTCATCAATTCATACTGTATTTGGGACAGCTGTTCATGAAGCAATGCAACATTATTTAGATGTAGCATATGAGAAATCATTTGCTGCTGCTGATAGAGAAATTAACATACAAGAATATTTTCAAGAAAAATATATAGGTGAATATCAAACCCAATATAAGAAAAATAAAAATTCCCACTTTTCCGATGCAGCCGAAATGAGAGAATTTTTTGAAGATGGAGTAGCTATATTAGAATGGTTTAAAAAGAAACGTAGTGGATATTTTAGTAAAAAAGGTACATTTTTAGTTGGTTGTGAAATACCAATTATAATTCCACCAAATAAAATGTATAATAACATATTATACATGGGGTATCTAGATGTTGTCACATATAATGAAAGATCAGATACATTTAAAATAATCGACATAAAAACCAGTACTAAAGGATGGAATAAATTTGCTAAAGCAGATGAAGATAAACAATATCAATTATTATTATATAAACAATACTTTTCAGAACAATATGGAATACCATTAGATAAGATTGAAATTGAGTTTATGATATTAAAAAGAAAAGTGTTAGATTGGGATGACGAGAAAATTATGTCACCCCATCAAGCATATAGAGTGCAACAATTCACACCTCCTAGTGGTAAGATTAAATTAGGTAGAGCTAAAAAAGCAGTGAATGATTTTATACAAGAATGTTTTACCTTTGATGGAGGTATTAAAGATAAAATTTATCCAAAAACACCATCAAAATGGACCTGTAATTTTTGTCCATTTAAAGAAGAACAAGAATTATGTGGAGCTGGTTTAGATTTTGCGTAGTTTAGAGAATATTCATATATGTATAGACAAATATAACGTTATTAAAAAATAAAAATTATGTCACAAAGTAAAAAAATGACACTAACAAGTGTTAAAGTCCAAAGCCAGTTATTTGAAAATTTTAAAGTAGAATGTGTGAGACGAAAATTCTCATTCCAAAAACTTGCCGACCGTAGTTTATTTTTGTATCTTACAAACGAAGATTTTAGAAAACAAATTACAAACCAAACCAATATTGAATTATAAAAATTAATGAACATGAATAAAAGTTTTGAACACCTTCCTAAAAATAAAAGGAAGAAATTAGTCCTTATATGTGATGATATTAGAGTACATTCAGGTGTAGCTACAGTTGCTAAAGAAATTGTAACTCATACTTGTGGTCATTTTAATTGGGTAAACATAGGAGGAGCAATTAACCACCCAGATATAGGTAAAATATTAGATCTATCAGAAGAATGTAATAAACATGCTGGTATAGATGATTCTGATGTTAAAATTTATTGTGTAAATGGATACGGTAAAGATGATGAGATTAGACAGGTGTTAGATGCTGAAAAACCAGATGCATTAGTATTATTTACTGATCCTAGATATTTTCAGCATGTATTTAATATGGAAGATGATATTAGAAAAAAATGTCCAATAGCATATATTAATATTTGGGATGACTACCCAGCACCAAGATATAATCAAGCGTTTTATGAGTCTTGTGATTTATTAATGGGTATTTCAAAACAAACTAAAAACATTAATGAATTAGTATTAGCTGATGTAGATACTAGTAAAAAAGTTTTTAGATATATCCCACATGGTTTAAATCATAACGATTATTTCCCGATTGATAAAGATCATGATGAATATAAAGATATGAAAATATTTAGAAATAATCTATTTAGAGGAGATGATGTTGATTTTGTTATGTTTTTTAATTCAAGAAACATTAGACGTAAACAAATTCCAGACACAATGTTAGCTTATAGAGCGTTTTTAGATACATTACCTCAAGAAAAAGCTGATAAATGTAGGTTTATATTACATACTGAAGTTATTACAGATGCAGGTACAGATTTAGAATCAGTTAGAGAATATTTATTTGATGAAAAGTATCCTAAAGCATGTATATTTTCACTTAATAAGCTAAATAGAAAAAATTTAAATTATCTATATAATGTAGCAGATGTACAGGTATTATTAACATCTAATGAAGGGTGGGGATTAACAATTACTGAAGCAATATTAACAGGTACTCCTATTATAGCTAATGTAACAGGCGGAATGCAAGATCAAATGAGATTTGTTGATGATAAAGGTAAATGGTTTGAACCAACACCTGAAGTTCCATCTAATCATAGAGGTACTTATAAAGAGCATGGTGAATGGGCATTTCCAGTTTACCCAACAAGTAGATCAATACAAGGATCACCTCCAACACCTTATATTTTTGATGATAGATGTAGGTGGGAAGATGCTATGGAACGAATTAAAGAAGTTTATAACTTATCTCCAGAAGAAAGACAAAAAAGAGGTTTAGCAGGTAGAGAATGGGCTATTAGTGATGAAGCTGGATTTACAGCTGAAAGACAAGCTGAAAGAGTTGTTGAAGCATTTACTGAATTATTTAAAGTATGGGAACCTAGAGAGGATTTTGAAATTGTAAATGCAACTGAATACAAAGGTAAATTATTAAATCATAAAATTTTATATTAATGAAAAAACCAAGTTTTTATATAAGTTGCCCTTTTGACACATATAGTGGTTATGGGGCTAGATCAAGAGATATTGTTAAGTCAATTATCGAGTTAGACAAATATGATGTTAAATTATTAAGTCAAAAATGGGGTAATACACCATTTAATTTTACAAAAGACCATGAAGATTGGTCATTTTTAAATGAACTTAGAGTACCAGGAGTAGCTCAAGGACAAAAACCAGATATTTGGATGCAAATTACAATCCCAAGTGAATTCCAACCAGTAGGTAAATTTAATATTGGCTGTACAGCTGGTATTGAAAGCACAGGATGTGATCATACTTGGATTACAGGTTTAAATAGAATGGATATGAATTGGGTTTCTTCAAAACATAGTAAAAAAGTATTTACTGAAGTTGCATTTGAACAGAAGGATCAACAAGGTAGAACTACAGGCCATGTTTTAAAAAATACAAAACCTATTGAAGTTGTATTTGAAGGTGCTAACTTAGATGTTTATAAACACATACCATCAGATAAAGTAAAATTAGATTTAAGTGCTATTAAAGAATCATTTTGTTATCTATTTGTAGGACATTGGATGGCAGGTGATATGGGTCATGATAGAAAAAATGTTGGTTTAATGGTAGATTATTTCTTCCAAACATTTAAGAATAAAAACCAAAGACCAGCTTTAATTTTAAAAGCATCTACTGGTAGAAACAGTTATATGAGTAGAGAAGAAATGTTAAATAAAATTGGTAAAATAAAAAAACAATACCCAAATGATGATTTACCAAATGTTTATGTTTTAAATGGTGCACTTACTGATAAACAAGTAAATGAATTATACAACCATAAAAAGGTAAAAGCAATGGTTAGTTTTACTAAAGGTGAAGGATTTGGAAGACCATTACAAGAATTTTGTCTATCCAAAAAACCACTAATAGTATCAGGTTGGTCAGGACATATGGATTTTATTGAACCTGGATTAGCTATTGTATTAGGTGGACAATTAGAACCAGTACACCAAAGTGCTGCTAATCAATGGCTTAAAAAAGAATATCAATGGTTTCAAGTTAATCCTAAACAAGCTAAAGATTCATTTAAAAATGTATTTAAGAATTATAAAAAATATGTTGATGGAGGTAAGAGACAAGGTCATTATATTAAAACAAATTTTAGTTATGATAAAATGAAAGAGTTAGTTGGTAGTATTTTAGATAAAAATGTACCTGAGTTTGCAAACGAGTTAAAACTAAATTTACCAAATATGAATACTCCTAGCTTAACAACTCCAAGTTTAAAAAAAATATAAATGAAACAATTTGATGAAATAATAGATTGCCCTAAATCAGGAGGTGATTTATGTTATAGAATAGAAGTTACACCTGAGATTACTAATTATTTTAGTATGTCTTGTGGTTTTTGGACTAATAGTTTAATGACACCTGATCAAGATTTTTATAAGGAACAATGGGGGGTATTACCTGAAATTTATAAAGATTTAGCTTGGACAGATACTAAAACAGGATTAACATGGTTACCAAATACAGTTAATGTAACAGAATTAGGTATGGTTTACGCTGATGGTGTTGGTAAAGATGAATGGTCTTGGGCTGCAGTTAAATCTAAAAAATTAGATGAACCAGTTAAAAATAAAGATGGTTCAATAACTGAATATAAACCAAACATGAAATCAATAAAACGTTTTCATGAGCGAGATTATATGGATGCACTTTCATATATTGGAGCATTACCTGGAGGAGAAGATGAAGATTAGTTATGCAATACCTGTTTGTAATGAACACGTTGAATTAGAAAGATTATTATCATTTTTAGTAAGACATATAAATGAAAATGATGAAATAATAGTTCAATGTGATGAAGGGAATACTATACCTGAAGTATATAAGGTATTAGATTCATTTAAGGCACCAGTTGGATTAAAAGATCCATTAAAAGTTATAGAATTTCCCCTAAATAGTCATTTTTCAAATTTTAAAAATAATTTAAAAGAACATTGTACAGGTGATTATATATTTCAAATTGATGCTGATGAATATCCACATGAAAGTTTAATAACACAATTACCAGTTATATTAGAAGCTAATCCTGAAAATGAAGTATATTTAGTTCCTAGAGTTAATACAGTTGAAGGATTAACTGATGGTCATATTCAACAGTGGAGGTGGAATGTAAATGAAAAAGGTTGGGTAAATTGGCCTGATTATCAATGGCGTGTTTGGAAAAACAAACCAGAAATAAAATGGGTAAATAAAGTACATGAGAAATTAAGTGGACATAAAACATATGCTGCATTACCTGATATGGAAGGGTTATCGTTATATCATCCTAAAAAAATTGATAGACAAGAAAAACAAAATGCATATTATAATACGTTATGAGAATAATATATAGAATATCAGATGAGGGTTATAATAAAGTAAAACCTGATTATATTAATAATGAAGCATGTTTAGCAAATGCAGTTAAAGTATTTGATGATTGTGAGTGGTCTATTATAGCAGATAATATTTCTAAAGAAACTAGTGATATGATCGAAAAATATAAATCAAAAGATCATATTTTATATGTTAATAAAGGTAATGGAGCTGCTACATTTAATATTGCTTTAGATGAGGCATTAAAAATGGATGATAATGATACTGTTTATTTTTTAGAAAATGATTATTTACATAAACCAGATTCTAGAGTTATTATAGAAGAAGGATTTGAATTAGGAGCTCAATTTGTTTCATTATATGATCACCCAGATAAGTATATTGGACCAAATGAAGGTGGTAATCCATATTGTGAAGGTAATGCTGAAGATACTAGGGTATATTTAACTGATTCCGTACATTGGAAGATAACAAATAGTACAACAATGACATTTGCAGCTCAAGTTAGCACATTAAGGGAAAATGAAAGTATACTTAGA